TGTTAGCATTAAAGGTAAAAGAAGCATCAACTGATAAGTCTTGACCAGTAATTAGCTGCCCAGCAGCTGTGATTGCGCTGGATTCCGAAGATGTGAAGAAACTGCTATTGAGTAGTGACCCTAGACAGCGAATCCTACTCGTATAACTATCATGACCCCCACTTGTTGTACGGGTTGCTAGATGCAATGGGGTAGCGTTTAAGATTAGCTCAAAAAGTTTATTGCCAGTTGCTAGGTTATAAGAATATTCATTATTTATTCTCAACTGCCCATTAGCCCCAAGTGAGCTGGCTGGGATTGTAACCTTACACAGCACAATGTATGTATTTATTGTCTGCGTATAAGCGGCATTGCTTCCCACGGCATTTACCAAAGTACCAGTAGGTATATATGGAACGAAGCCTAACGAGGTATCAGCAAATTTCGTATAAACCTGCCCAACAGTAGTGCTGGACATAACGCACCAGTACAAGCCAGCTAGACCGCTAACAACTGTGCCAGCGGGTAGATATAACCAGATACCATTGGAGTAGACGCGTGGTAATGCCGTACCCAGCGTAATCTGCCCGTTAGTTGCCACTGTGCCATTGGGAGCTAGGCCAACAGGAACGCCTGACTGGGATAGGCTGTATATCTGTTTGTAAGGGTTAAAGACATTTTCATTAGCCATGATTAACCACACACTGTAAAGTAAGAAGTAGTCGACACTCCAGCAGAGCGAGTGACACGGATATGGGAGCATCCAGCGTCTAGCCTAGTGCCTTGACTTGTCGTCGTAGTCAGCAGCGGCGTGTCGTAATTTACCCCACCGTCAAACGACTGGTCCAGCACGAGCGTGTCGCCTGCTGTGACGTATAACTTGATGATTGATGGGATAGGCGCGCCTGCCATAGGTTGCACAACCGGCGTCGCATTAAGTAAAACTATCGGGCCTATAACCAACCCAAGCATTGTATCCGCTGTCATTTTATAACCTCTCTAAGTGTGTACTGTAAAAACTACTGAGAATTCTTCATCAACCGTTCCCCGAGCTTGTCAAACTTCATGCCCAGCTTATCCAGCCCGTCTACAATTGAGTTCTCCAGTTTGTCAAACTTTGCATCCAACTCAGGACGAATGTAGTGGTGCTTAGCTATTTCCAATCGCAGCTCTTCCAATCTAGCTGCATCTTCATCATGCTTGGAAAATAATAACTTTATCTGCTCTTCTTGCTTTTCATCCTTCTGTCGAAGCAAAAAGCCTATAAACGTAAAAACAGCCCCTACAATAAAAATCACAATCTCAGTTATTGGTAATTCTGTTTGCATGTCATACTTGCCTTTTGTTTTAGGTTGCTGCAGTTTGTGCTGTTAGGATTCCGTTAGTAAAGGTCATTGAACCATTTACCCCACCAGCTGTCAGCTTAGCCGTTGTGATTATCACCGTCAATCCCGCAGCAATTTCCGCTTTAATAGTTGCAATATCTGAAGTGTTAGCCGCAAGGTCAGTCACTTGCGCCGTTGTCAAATGCTGTATGTCAGTTGGGCTTCCCCCTTGAATTGCCTGCAAATCATTATGATTCCTTGTGGGGATTTCCGTCAGGTCCCCCCCAGTAAAATTCAAATCGGTAAAGCTAATAGTCCCTACATTCGCTGCCCGCAACCTAGCATACACAAGCTGAAACCATCTGTGAAGTTCCGCTGGGAGTTCCTGAGGTGGTGGTGGTAATTGGTACTGGGAAGTTGTCATAACAGTTTCTCATGTAGGTTACAATGTTGTAATACGCCCTAATTACTGGGAAACTTCCAAGTGCAGCTCCCGAGCATTAAACGGTGCATTATCCGTATGCCTCAGCTGATACGCCCTTCTCCGAGTAGCACCTTGCCGTACAGTCCTACTCCTCACCTTGGCCATGTCCACAGGTAGGTAAGTACTCCAAGTGTTATAATCATCCTCAGAAAATCTAATATATAAAGTAGATGCAACTTTATCCCCTATAAACTCTGCCGCAGCAATCCTCACATAGTCCGAGTTTTCACCTTCCACTTGCGTAGTCACAAGATTAACATCAATTGGAAGCCCGTCATCAGTGTATACATTCCATAAAGGCTGATACACCTTCCCATTACTTGGGTGTTGCAGCAAATCGATGTCAGCGTCACCATCAAGGTAATGCACAGGTGCAAAAACACCCTGTGTGTAGTCACCTGGGATTAGCTGTGTAGTCGCTGGGCTAACACTGGAAGTCCACACCCCCCACTGCTTCTGATTAAAGTCCATTGCAAGGGTGATTCCTAAATCAGGTAGCGTCAACAAATACAACTCATGACCCTGCACCTTCATATTCATCGCGCTGCACCCGACAAGGGTACTCAGCATCAACACTTTATCCAAATACACATCAGACAATAGTTCATACTGCGCACCCTTTAGTGCATATACTCCCCTACCCTTTGTAGATGTTTTTCCTACGAACAGCAGCAATCCACCGATTTGACACACACTCCCAGCATTTACACACCCCACATCCATGTACGCGCTCTGCACTGGGCCGAGCGGTGAGCCTGGAGGAGGATTCCCTGCATCATAGTAGAAGGAAGTAAACTCATCAGCAAATCCTATAACGTAGTTCAACTGCTTCGCAACTGCTATTGGCTCTCCCAGGTCAGCATTCAGCACCAAGTAGTTAAGTGCATCCCAGTTCCTAGGGTCACTCAAGTTTGACCCTGTGAGTTTTCCGTCAGTTGTCATTACATAATATGTACTGTCGAGAAACACAACCCCTGGGAGCATTGCCGTAGGGACGTTGTTTACAGTCACCGTAGCAGTAGCACCAGTAATGCCTCCAAGCGGGAATGTTGCTATCGGAGGCACCAGGTAGTTATCCCCCACGACTGTAATCGTGATTGCAGTGACTATCCCACCTAAAATCACATAAGTCCCAGCCGCACCTGACCCTGTGTCACCAGAGGCTGCTGTTATTGTAAGTGCGTAAGTCCCGTCTGTTCCCCCTGTACCTGGCTGCAACACCGCAGCACCTGCAACACCACGAGGGACTTTCACCAAGTTCACACCAATGGCCAGCCCAGGAATTGGCAGCGTCGCTGATGAAGTAGAAGTCGCTGGCACAGCAGGTTGCGCCGCCACGACAACACTCGAATACTGCATTGTCCAGATATTCGCAGCATCCTTGAAAGCCAATATCCCGTTTGTTGCAACTTCTGTGAAGTCGTAAGGACCGACACCACTTGGAATCGCCGCAACCAGTAGACCAGTTGTTAAAGAGTATATGCTATTGCTAATGACTACCAGCGTTCCAAGAGGGGCAAAGTTAAACATTCCTTGACCAGTCCCAACTGGCAATTGTGCCACAGTTGCAAGACCTGGCCGTTTCTGCCCACCGAGGACGTTAGTGGCCTTGGAGTCTTTGGCTAAAGTCCCATCTCTTGTAGTGATGGTCAGGGCGGTCAAAGGGATTTTCATTACGCTACCTGCCTCAGAATGTGATTGCTGTTACGTCTGCCACTGTAGTCGCTGCACGTATTGCGGCTTTCTGCGTTTGCTTATGCACAAATAGCGTATTGACGTTAGCCACACCCGTTGCAAATAATCCTTGTAGCTGTAACAGCGTCATCGTTACTGGCTGATTGTTTATGTCATACCACGCAAAGTTCGCTGGCACCGTTCCGCCTATTGCGACAATAGCTTGCAAGCCAGTAATCGCACGGTTCATCAAGTCCTGACTGTCTTTGTCTGCTTGAAATGTAGTGTTCATATAGGCGACTGGCTGCTGCATAGCAGTGTCGTAGGATTTGTCCATTAGTGCCAGTTGTATTTGCTGTGCGGATGTCACAGTCTCAACATCCGCTGCAGGGAAAATAAACTGTGCCCCATCCCAGAGCAGTCCGACAGTAGGCATCGGGTTCATGTCTGTTATGTCAACAACTTCAAAAGCATTATCCGCCCACTCTGGAAGCTCTGCTTGCATGAACTGCCACTGAAACTTACCATTAACTATTTGTGCGTAGATACGACCTGCTACTGCTTCCATTAGTATTTCCCTTCTGAGAATGTGTTGATGAATACCGTGCCATCTTCCAATGCTTCAATTTCATGCCACTCGTTAGCAACAAGGTTGACTGGTTGTGAGTGTTTGTCAAAAATGTACTCTTTGCCCTCTTTACGAACAATGATGCTACCTGCCGCGCACAGTGTAGCGTGAGCGTACACATGCTCATGCCTTGGCAAGCCCTGACCTTTGTTAGCGTGGTAGATGTTTAACTGCGCTCCATCGTAAGTAAATTGATGAGCAGGTGAGATTGATTGTGTGGTCATATCGGCAGTAATCCTGTAGTTACTGGCTGGTTTGAAGCAGCTAGTTGGACTGGAGTTACAAAATCAACCCCTGTCCACGTATCACCCTCAGTTGGCATTGGGTTCATATCTGTTATGTCCACAACAGTAAAAGCATCACAATTCCATTCTGGAAGCTCTGCCTGTGTAAACTTCCAGTGGAACTTGCCGTTAACAACTTGTGCGTATATTCTGTCAGGATGCGCTTGCATGATTTATCACCACTGTATTTTTATAAACCCAGCCATGCCAGCCCCACCAGAGTTGCCGCCACCAGTGCCAGCACCACCAGAGCCACCACCGCCTATCGTACCTGCTATTATCTGACCTGGCATTACTGGAATAACAACATCAATTGCAGTTGTATTGATTCCGCCATTACCTCCATTAGCAACAGTACCAGTACCACCAGCACCACCAGATATACCTGCATAAAAATTATTAGCGTTAGAGTTTACACCAGACCCCGCCGCACCAGCAATAGCGCATGTACCAGTAGCACCACCACCACCACCACCTCCAACTGAAGTAGCGTAACTTCCGAAAGAGCTTGTTCCGCCAGCTGTTCCAGCCACTCCAGTGCCACCAGTCGCTGTCCCCCCACCACCGCCACCAGTACCACCAGAAACAGTTACAAGAAGTTGCCAAACACCATCTGGGACAGTGAACGGAAATGTGCCTGCTGAAGTAAACTTCGCCGTTCCATGCACAACATTATTAGGTACGCCAAGCAACTGCCTATCAACCCCAACGCCAGGTATCCCAAACATGATTAGTAATCCCCTGCATCTGGTGTTGACACTGCATGACCCGCAGCAACCGCGGTGCCTATTGCGTACAGGATTTTATAGCCAGGTTTCAACACCACGTTTAACGCTGCCTCGATAGCGGTAGAAGCCGCAGTTTGCGAAAGCGTATTCGCGGGAACTGTAACCTCGGCTATTAGTACGTTGTTTGCTGGTGTAGTATTAGAAGAACCATTATTTAGCCAGAATCTCATCACCGTTGCCACGTTCGTGCCAAGGTGTTGTATGTGTAATCTATTCACACGAGAGCCGTTAGCACCAGCAGTGAATAACGTACCTACTGTTCCAGTACCGTCTAACGCCGCATTAGCAGCCGTGATTACTGATGGGTTCCAGCTCGTAGCTGGTGCGATTGGTGAAATTGGTGAAGTATTTGCAGCCATGATTATGTATCCTTAGAAAGTTGGAAAGAATTGTGCTTGTAGCAGGTTTGGTGGGATAACCACGGCTGGTATAGCAGCTATCTTTGCCGCCACCAGAGCTGTAGTTGCAATCGTAGTGCTGTTATCCACAGTGGCTGGTGTTGGTGCTGTTGGCGTACCTGTCATTGCAGGTGAAGCCAGCGGAGCTGCCGCATTTGCCGTAGCTGTCGCCGACGCAATCGCTGTGTTAATATCATTAAACCCAGCCGCAACAGCTCGCAACTCTACCTTATCCCCTGCGTTCCAAGCCAGTGCCGCCGTATTGTCATACCCACGGACTATCGTAAAGGTGTCTGCCGACCTCGCCGTGACCTTTACAATCTCCACAGTCGCAGAACCGTTAGCCAGTGTGCAGTAAAAGTAATCCCCACCAGCCAATGCTGGGAACAATGCCCCTGCACCAGACTGCACCGATAACGATGTTACGGAACTGCTAATCCCTGCTGCCAGGGTAGTAGTAGCATTATTCGTGAACTTCATTCCCATACTTTACCCCTTAACCGATTGTGATAGCCCAAGTGATTGTAAGCGCGTCAGTAGATGCTTTGTTAACCACTGAAAACACAACACGTGACAACATCACACCAGCTGCTGCTGCATTGAAAATCCCTGCTTCAGTCAATGCACCTGTGCCTACACCAGCACCGAAAGTCGTACTCACTGTTGCTATATTAGTTGACACACTTGCCGTAGTAAAAGACTGTCGGGTAAGTTCAGCCCCCAAAGTCGTATCCCCAAGGCTTGCTGCTACCGTACCAGTTCCAAGTGCCATGTAGCTAAAAGGCTGTGACAAAGCACCAATAACCCCACCAGCCAAGTAATTCTTCCCTACTTGAACTATCAGGTTATCCAGCTCTCTGCTGTCCTTCACCACACCATCCGCAGTTGTCAGTACAATACTGAGTTTACCTGCAACTTCTATCATATCCTGCAGCATAGCGAATCCTTATAAGTGTTAGCTGTAGCAAATAGTTTATCCTAATGCCAATGTGTTTAATGTACTACCATTCAGGCTAGTCGCACTAATAATTGTACTGACAACTGTAAGACTAAATGTCTCTGAGAGAGTGGTGCTGTCAGCAAAGGTTTTTGAGGTGCTCAACCTCACAGATTCTGTTATCAGTGCCTGCTCATTATTCACCGTTGTAGCACTGGTGGAATTCATCACACTGCTGTTCAGTGCATTGCCGTTAAGCCCATCAGGGCTGACAGTGTTAAAACCGATGACCCGTGACAGGTTCAACGAAAGCCCTTCAGTAATATCAGCCTCGTCAGCAAAGCCCCTGTCGTACTCAATTGCCACAAACTGGTCATCCGTAGGCGGCCTCGACCAGGGTACTGTCAGGTTCTCCCGCACACCCCGCACAAAGTCCTGGGGATTCCGCAATTCCTTATGTGAACTGCAGACATAATGTCCATCCCAGGTTTTCACTCCGTCCTTGGACTTCCGCTTCGCCCCACACAACTCGCAGATGAAGTTCCATTCCCCTGATGCCCAGTAATTGTTGGAAGCCATAGTTAGTTTCTCGCGTGGATTACAGTGTTGTAATACGCCCTAGTTATTTGAGCCGTTTTGAGCAATTTAATCACGCCCACCAATGCTAACCTATCCCCATGCAATTTTAATGCAACACGCGCCCACATGAGGCTAACCAATGGCATAAAACCGACCACAAAACACCCGTTTACCATTCCCAGCTTTCCGCATACCCAAGCGCCTGCAACTCTGGCAGCTGCCCCTCCAGCCGCTTACCAATATCATTGCGGTATATTGGGCTGTTAGGGATAACGAGTTCCTTCACGCGTTTGTAAGCACCGTCAATAGCGCCTTGCACTGTCCCTGCCACCCCACTCACCGTCAAGAGGTAGTTCCCAGCAGACACCAGCATAGGCTTGCCGTTGATAATCCCACCCTTGACCTCACTCGGATGGATGTAGTAGCGGTTGCTGTCAGTGATGCCAAAGACAGGATACCCGCTGACTTCATCCCGCGTCAACTTACCATACGGGAAGTCAGGTATCGCAACCACAACACCAACTGCGATGCCAGGCTTTGGCTCGAAGCTGCAAGCCCCTCCGCGTACTGCTTCCAGCATCCACCCTGCAACATCCTCATGCAGGACTTGCTGAATCTGGAACAATGGCCAGCCTGGGCGTGTGGTGAATTCCAGTGGCCAGGGCTTGCCAGCCTTATCAATGATAACTGCAACGTCGATGTAGCCTGTGTAGCCGCTGCGGATGAGCGCTGCTTCGAGTGGCAGAAGCATTTCCCGCGCCAAGAGCGACTCCTCCGCGCTGCAATACTTCATCGCCGTGCCCATTTCCCCAGTGTTTACCCCGATTTCACCTGGCATCAGCTTCTTGAACTCGAAGTTCTCAAGGAAATGCGGCAGGAATCCGTCCCGCCCAACCCATCCACCCACTGCCATTTCGATGCCTGGAGTGAATTTCTGGAACAGGAAAGGGACTTTCTTCTTCATCGTGCGCTTCCAGCGCTCCAGCATGAACAGCATGTCTTCCGCGCTTTTCGCAACATAGCTCAGGGCTTTGTCCGCGTCCCCAGTTGGTTTGGATACATAGCGTCCAGGGTTTGCACTGAGGTATGTGATTGCTTCGTCGTAGTTGCTGAAGATAGTGCTCTCCATGCAGGCAATCCCGTGCGCTTCCAGCACCGCCTGCCCAGTCCCCCGTTCGAGTTCCCAAGCAGTGCCTTCTGCGTTCGGCCCGAAGATAGGGTAGCCGCGCTCCCTGTAGTGCTCCAGTTCCCGTGTGAAGCGTGCGTTGTCAGTCAGAAAGACCAAATCTGCCCACTTCATCCAGCTCTGCCAGTTCGCCACGATGTCAACCAGACCGCGCCCGACAGGAATCTCCCCGCCTGTGCGGGTGTCCTTGGGGTACCAGATTTTGACTGTGTGAC